CCGAAAAGAAAAAACACCAATAACTCATCATTATTGGTGTTCTTATCACAAGCTAAAAATTAAGCACGTTTGAAGTCAAAACGTACAAATTTTAAAACACCAATTTTTAATTAATAAAATCAGCTTATTACATGTATGTAATATTATTTATTTCCGAAACTCTATAAATTTTTCCGAAACTACGAAAGTTACAGGGTTGTAATAATGCCATAAAATAAGGCGTAAAGACATTCAGATATTATAAAATGTCTATTACGCCCCGAATATGGAAGAGGTCGCTGAACTTCTAGATTAAGGCAGGGTTTCTGGGTATGGATCTGGTGTTATCCAGTTGATAACTGGCAACCTCATCCAAGTAAGATCTTGTGTTGGTACGCTGTCTTTAAACCTTAACTCGATATAGCTCGAGTCTCCTATACTGCCAACATACACCATACCCAAGTTATCGCCCTCATCGCTATAAAAAGGAAGCATGAAAGGCACTGCGGAACGGAATCCGAAAGGTATTCTGCCGCGAGGTAAAATATCCATTCTTTTTGCGTGATTTTTCCGCATAAATCCTTTTGCTCCGCTTCCGTAAAAAGAAATAGAACCCCATGATCCACCAGTAAAAGTACATTCCACTGTGTTATTAACTCGTCTTAGAGCTATATATCCTTCCTTAATATTTACGGATGTCTTTGTCATCCGTCTTTCGCCTGTATCAGCAGAGATAACAGTCCAGTTATTTTTTTGCTTTAGCCAAAGGTAGGCCCCGACACCAGCACCATTTGTTGAGTTGTAAAAAGTTCCATTTAGCTCTCTTCCTGTAATCTTGCCGTCTGTTGTATCTGGTTTGTCTGGTCGACCATTTCCAGTGATTATCGTGGAATCACTGGATTGACTAGCACCGCCATCTGGAATTTTCTTTTCAATCCGCTTAATTTCAGTTCCCATGAATTCAGCGAATTCTGATATATTCGCTTGAAATGTCATTATTTATTGTAACCTCTGTTGTAAGCTTCTTTTAAATTCACGCTATCTAGAGTAGTGAATTTTTGATTAAGCGTGGTTAATGCTTCATTGACTTGTGAGATTTTTTGAATGAGTTTATTCAAGCCATCTTCGCCTGTTTTTATGCCATTCAGTGAGTCTGCAAGCTCTTTGATGGTGTCTAACTCGGCCGCAACATTGCCGCCTAAGATTTCGCTTTTCGCTTCGGTTTTCGCTTGATTAACTAACTCAATAATCTTTTTCGCTGACAATGTTGACGTTTCATTTGTCGCGCTATCATTAATGCCTGCGGCATTGCTTGATAAACTATTAAGCGTTTGTTTCAGCTCATTAATTGCGCCGACAATTGATGTTTTTTCTGTTGTGCTTAGTGTTTGAAGATTGCCAATTAGCTTTGCAATCTCTTTATCTTTCATGCCGACAAATTCAGCAAATTCTGTGAGTGTTTGGTGAAATTCTTGTGCTGCCATCTATAAAGCTCCTATTTTGTAAAAAGTAATTAATTCTTCGAGCGTTGGGATTTTTTCCTTTCTCTCGCCAATCTCTTTTATTAAACGCACTTTAACCTTGATATTAGGTTTTGAGCGTTTAACTAATCTAATAATCATCTCGCCTCCGTTATATCGTGGATAAGCGTGAATTCACCACCTGCGAGCGTTCTGATTAATCCTTGCGGACTGGTGCATTGCAAATCCCAGCTTGCAGTCTCCCACTTCGCTCCTAGCGTTTTATCGTGCGATAACGTAACTGTGACTAGATTTTCACTCACAGTAATTTCCCCTGTTTCAGTCGATAGCTTGATAATCTCGCCTTTTTTTGGCTCAATCCACATGTCAAACTTGCTTCCAGTTAAATCACTTTTCTGCTCGTCATCTTCTAGGATTTCAAATGTCCACCCATCGTCATCACCACGTACTGTTTCTAGCTCAATGTTTTCCATTTTTGCTCCAATAAAAAACCGCACCAAGATTGCTCAAAGTGCGGTTGATTTTAGTTAAGGTTGATTAGATTACGATTTGACCGTTTTCTTTTAAGTAAGCATAAATCCGTTCTAATTCAATCTGCTCTGTTGTTTTGCCAATATCCTCTTTTGTTAATGGTTTGCTCATTAGCTCTTTAGCTTCTGCTGTATCAATCCATTTATAATCAGAGATGATAGGAGTGAAGTTAGTCACAGAGCCGTCACTATCCTCACCAGTGCCTAGCACATACTTTACGTTGATTGCGCCATTTTCCTGTTTGGAGTACGCAGCAATAGCTGAATACATTTGGTTTAGAATTTTGTTAAATGTTGTCATATTTACTCCTATTAGTAACCTGTAATGTCAACGATGATTGCGTTAGCAAAAAACGAATCATCATTATATGTAATGCCAATTCTGCCAATGCCTCGCGCTTCATAAGTGACAGATCCAAAGCTGATAGAGTCATTAATCCTCACGCTTCTCATTATTCTCCTACAGTAATCCGGGGTTATATCAATGCGGAATCCGTAGTTTGATAAAATGACACCATACTTATGACCGTATGGCGTTGATTCAGTGAAAGAGCCTCTGTTTAGACTTGTGTTAATGGCTTTTATCGGGCGCAGGAATTTATGGTTTGACGAAAAAATAACTCGCCCATGACTGTCATAAGTTTCTATTCCGTACCCACTTGTTTTCGCTGTATTTGTATTAAATATCAAATAATCAACACGTGTTGCATTTGGGCTATATAAAACAACATTTCCGCCATTTTTCTTGAGCTGCACTATATCGCCATTACAGCTTGATATAACGATAATGTCATTATCCAATGCCGATATCTCGCAGAGTCCACCTGAAAATGTTGATGTTCCATGTCTCTGTAGGGACATGCTCAAAAACCCGTCATTAACATTTGTAATACCTGAAAATCCGTACATTAGTAAACTCCATAGAAAACTCTGATTAGAGGCTTGTTTCTTAGCGAGCCTTCATAACGGAAATCTGCTGGAGACTTAACAACTCCAGAGAAAGTATTTCCGCTTATACTTGCTTCTGAAATGTATGGCATATCAACAGCTATGGCAGCTTGATGAGATAGTTCTTGATTGTTTGTTGATATAACGATTGGTATAAAAACAGGATGCTCACCAGATGCATTAATGGATATATTAAAACTCCCTAATGCTAAGTCTTTATATCCTATATATCTGAATAATTTATTATCAGTAGAGAAAGTTATGTTGTTATAACTATCATAAGTCTCTATCCCATGACCGCTCACATTGCCACCTTTTTTCTTGCGTTTTGATAAAAGCCATATCGAAACAGATATGGCAACAACCATTGAAAGGAAATAAATCATAATCTACCTATCTTAACTCTAATATTGCCGTTGTAATCATAGACGATAATATTGTCATTATTGATGACCATGCCAACATTGCCAGATGATGCTCTCATCTCGGCTTGACCATTTCCGCTTACCTTAAATCTATTATTGATATTAAGACTCCCCCCGTTAATTGATGCCCCTGAGATTGTACCACCTGAGATATTGTTACCGTTGATGGTATTACCACTGATGCTCGTACCTGTGATTGTTCCTGCTGTAATTCGTCCAATATCCGAACTAATAGCAGACAGGCTATTCACATTTAACTTATCAGAGGTTAATGACCGTGTTGCAATATGGTCAGCTCCGATACTACCAACAGCAATATGTTTCGCGGCTACTGCACCAGTGGCAATCTTGTTTGAGGTGATACTATCAGCCGCCATTTGCTGAGCGGTGATTGAGTTAGTGACAATCGATCCACCGTGAATAGCTGTTACACCTGCGTTTTGCCACGGACTAGGGTGAGTTGCGTATTGAGTACATTCCTCAAGCATCGCTCTCATTAGGAGTAAACGCTGTAATCCTTTTCCACGACTTGCAATAATAAGCCTTACAAATCCACTTTCAGGAGCGGTGAATTTTGAATAATATCTAGGCATATTAACAAGCCCGTGATACCCATTGCCTTGAGAGCCATCACTAGGAATTACTGAACCTGTTGCATTTAACCTACCTATATATCCACCGCTACTATTCATTGCGTATATTTCTGTTTCTGGTCTGCCGCCGTGTACAGCAGAATAGAATGAGAATATATAGTTTTTATTCGGAATTAGCTTAACATCTTGATAAATGCTTACAGCCCACGCATCGTTACCTGTCCCTGTATTCAACCAGTTCACACATCGGTCTGTATTAGCATCAACTCCAGCGAAGAAGTCACCATTGAAGCCACTATTTTCGTGATCTAGCCTGAATTCACCAATCGAGAAATCCCCGTTTAGTGTTTGAAGATCTTTCCACCCAAACGGTTTCCCATTGTTATCTGGGAAAAATACAGGGTTGTATAGCAGATTCCCGCCAAGCCCAATCGCTAACTTATCAGCAGTGATTTGGCCTGCTGCCATGTGTTCAGCTCGAACAGCTCCAGCCTGTAACGCACCAGCTCCGATTGTGTTCGCACCAATCTGACCGGCTTGTAGAGTGCCAACTAATTGCGTTGTCTTAATGCGGATACCGCTTGCATCAACGCCATTTTCAATGTATTTGCTACCATTCCAAGTATAGAGTTTACCGTCTGCGGTGTTGTAAACTTGCTTGTGACCTTGATACTCATCGACATTTAAACCATTGACCGTTTTAATTAAGTCTAGGTTGCGAGCCGGTAATGCTGTGTCAATTACTTCATCAACGATGTTTTGAGAGAGTTTTTTGTTTAAAACCTCTAACTCTGCATCAATATCAACCGAGCTTTCGCCACGAATACCAGTCATTTGGTTAAATGGACCAACGTTCACACCTCGAGTATGTCTTAGCCAGTAGTATCTAACTTTATTAGCCCCTACCTCGTGCGTGTAAACTCTAGAATTTACTTTGGCTAGCAGTCTAGCAGTTTTTATATCATCTATTTCGCTAACATAAATCTCTGTTGCTGTGGCATCATTAATCCAATCCCATTCGATTGTGATATTACCTAGTCCGCCAGTAACTCTTACGCCTGTCGGCGCTGGAGGTTTATCAATAACAAAGGTTTGCGTTCTTTCGCTTAATAACTCACCGCTTTCACTCTTAACTTGAATGACAATGGTGTATTCGCCATTCTCAAAATCATCAAAGCTAACATTGGGTGATGATTGTCCTAAACGAACATCATATAAAGCACCGTCTTTGTAGATTTTGATGTCGTATTTGACTAATCCGCTCCCGCCCGTAATATCGGTTGAGAAGCTAACGCTGCCGTCTTGATTAACATTGACATTAATATTACTAATCTGTGGAACGCTTAGGATTGAAGTTGCTCTAGGTTCAAACTTCGCACCATTATCAACAATTGCTTCTTTTTGAGGTTCGTGCTGCAAGGCTGTAATGGTATATTTGCCTTTTGTTTCCTCTTTAACAGTTAAAGCCTTGAATAACTGACTTGTTACCTGTTGAGTAGATAGCGACCATACGCCATAAGCCTCTAATCCTGTTGGAGCTTGGTCTAAAGTAACTTCCGCGCCTTTAGCAGAGATAATCTTAATGTCTTGATGTTTCGCATTTTGATTGATGTAACTAAAGTAACTATTGCCACTGATAGAGATTTCTCTATCAAGAGTGACTTTCTTGCCATCGACTGCTAAAACTCGACCGCCAATGTTTGTGCCAGCGTAATACGTATCTGACACTCTAATGATGTCACCGGGGGTATGCATTAATCCCTCTGTGCCAACAGTAAAGGTGACGGTCTTAGTTTCTAGCTTTTCAGTTTGAAGCAACCATAAACCCGTGCGGTGTGCTTGACCTCTAGAGGTACAACCAAAGGCAGTTATTTTCTTAACGTTCAACCCATTCTTGCGAATAGCATCATCGTCAGAAACATACTCAATCATTCTTTCGTATGAGCTGTTTTTATCTACATACTCAACTTGGATTGCGTTATGGCGTGCTTTCTTCGCTGAAAATGTGTAATTAAATCCACTCTCATCTACGTTTGCGTTTGTATACGTCCAAACAGGGTCGTAAGGGCGATCCATCACTACCGTTAATTGCTGACCGTTCCAGACTGGCATTGCTCTAAAGATTGAGCAGATGTCATTAATCACATCATACGCAGAACGCTGCTCTGTTAGCCAAGCGTTACAAGTAAATCTAGGCTCTTTACCACCGAAACCATCAGGAACTAGCTGGTCGCAATATTGAGCAACTTGGTACAAAGTCCATTTATCAGATCCGAACTCGCCTAGTCTATTACCTAATCCGTAACGTTTGTTTGTAACGACATCATATAAAACCCAAGCTGGATTATCCGTCCAGTCTATTTTGAACGTACCGTCCCAAACACCTGAATACTGTCTTGTTCTCGGATTGTAGTTGCTAGGGATTTTGACCTTAATCCCCATAATGTCGTAGGTTCGTGTCGGGAGGTTGCTGAAATACTCTGAGTCAAATTTCACGCCAACCAAAGCGGTGTTTGGATACGTAAAGACTGTATCAATAACCTCTGTATAACTAGACCATAATGTGTTGTTTTGAAGTCGTTGAGAGTTACTATCTTCTGTTAATCTCTCAACCTTAATGGTAAATGGAACAGGCGGCAAATCCCCAAATGTGTGCTGTTGGAGGTATTGAGAGCTATATTTACCAACAATGGTTACAGGGTAGGACTTACTTCCAATGGTAATAACTAGATTAACCTGTGAACCATTAATATCACCGTTATCCTCCATCTTTGATAGAGCCTGTACCCCAATAGTAAATCTTAATCTAGAGACTTTGCTGTCTGTAATTGTCCTTGTTATGGGCTGGTTTCTTCGCACCTGTGCCGATACAGATACTTCTTTTTCTGATGCACTAAATCCACTAAGCACATCTTGAACCTGTCCGCCAATTCGTCCTTGCAATGACACATTTTTAAAGTTAAACGAGCCATTTTTATTTTGAACAGGCGTATTATCCAAGTAAACGGACTTCATGCCGTCAGCTAAACCAGCTACCTCTCCTTCAGAGATAACTTCAACGATTTTGATTAACTGTTTGCTTCGGCTTGTTTCCTTTGCCTCGACTGGTGTATGTACACTACCTGCACCACTTCCAATGTTAGCTTCAGGACTGAGTACAGTGCCAGTGCTAGGGCTAGGACTGCCACCGCCTCTTCTGCTTCCTTTACCCATTTCCACCCCTCCGCGCTGCTATCCAAGGATAGATCTTTCCATTTTTATCTCGGTGTCTGTTTAAATCACCGATTCCAGTGTTGCCAGTGTTAACAGTGTCGCTAGCGGTTAGTTTATTGGTGTCTTCCGCGGCAGATACAGTTGGCTCTCTTTCCACATCCATAGTTTCAACACCTTGAGAGATAACAAGCGTGCCAGTTCTAATCAATCCATAAGCGAGAGGCATAGATTTACCTTGTGCAACCATATTTGATAGGTTTGAAAAGCTTGTTGATTGCTTTTTCTCTTTCTCTTCTTGTCTGCTTTTTATGCTTTCAGGCTTAATTGCTCCAGTCTGAGTTACACCTCTCATTGTTGGCATTTTTGTAAGCATTTGAGCCACACCGCCGAGCAACATTGACGCGCCTAACCCCCCAATCATCATTGCGGAAGTTGAACCAAGGACACCAAGCCCCAACGGGCCTAACGCTAACGCACCAGCAACGATTGCCGCACCGGCAATCACTCCAAACACACCGCCGCGCTTTGAGCCTTTTAAGGTTGGAGTAAAGTGTACTGTCGCATCGTCTTTTAGCTTTTGGCTTAATCCTTGTTCTAAGTATCTGTTATCCAAGTAATCTCGCCCAACCCTTACAGTAAATAATCCTTGCTGAATAAACTGTCTCAGCTTCGGGATTTGACTTGTTAGAGCGTGTACTACTTCGGCAGGTGTTTTGCAGTCTAGATTAAATTCAGATCCAAACTGCTTAAGGCTGCCGTAAAATCTAACGTTGACCATTCTCTGTGTCTCCAAATGCTGTGAGTGTGCTTGAGCCAATAACCATCGTACAAATCACGCTTAGATAAGCGTTTTGGTGCGTGATGAAGAACCATCTGCTCGCCTACATAAATCGCAGCGTGATTAGGCACATCTGAACCAATACTGATTAAAATCACATCACCAATTTGTGGCTCGCTAACTTGCTCAAATCCGTGCTTTTCCATATTGTCTAAGTAGAGATCGAAACCATCTTCCCACCAGTATTCTTGCCGTTCGAAATTAGGGAATTCACGACCAGATAAACGGTAAAAATCTCTAAATAGCGTGTAACAATCCATTTCACTGTGATTAAACTCACGACCGATTAAAAATGGGATTTTCGGAAAGATATGAATTTGCTCATCACAAACCAGCCAAAAATCTAACTGGCTATATAGTTGTGTTTGCAAGTCTGATAGGGATAACTTTGATTCTCCTTGTGGGTGAGAGTGAACCAACGCCACAATCTCGCCTTTTTCTGATGCGTTGATGTAATCTTCTGCCGATACTTCAAAGTGGTTCTCTTTATCCTCTGCCACGTTTTCGCAAGGCATAAAGACTTTTTCATCGCCTACTAAAACAACAAAACCACAGCTTTCCTGTGGTTCTTGTGATTTTGAGTATTTGATTATCTCGTTGTGTAACTTGCCGTCCATTTACTACCCCAACTTATCAACGCTAACAAATCCGCCATAGTTTTGCGTGTTATTTCTTAACTTGCAGCCAGTCAATAAACCACTACACTTATCCTTTTGTGGGTCAGTGGTTGGTTGGTCTTTTTCATCTGCCACTGCCTTGCCCGTATAACCGCACTCAACACTTCTATATAGCCAACTACAAGTCGTTGTAATCATTCTTGCACCGATTAACGCACTGTCTGTTTCTGACGGTAAGGCTAGAGTAAACTGAGCAATACTTCGGTTGAGTGAAGATAATTGCTCAATCAAGAAATAACTCAATGCTTCCTGTGACGGGTCAGCCTGCTTATTGCCACTCTCGAAATTAACCGCATCTAGATAATGCATATAGACTAATCTTCTTCTAACGATACCGCCTAAGCACTGATCGAATCGGTTACAAAGTGCGGTAACAAATCCGTCAACATTACCAATCGTTAATGTTGGTCGGTTACTTGGACCATTACCTGACAACTCAAACCCATCTGCTTTAACGCCAAACGGCTGATAAGTCTTTCCTTGCCAAACAATAGGTTGTGATTTTTCGTTAGTGCCGGCATAAAAGCGGTACAACTCGCCACTAATTCCGTCACTATCTCGTAGCTGTCTTAAATCGACTTCAAACAGCTCAATCAGAGCGTTTTGCTCTAGCTTGGCAAGGTCTAACTTGAATTGATTGCTAATTGCTTGTGGCATTATGGCACCTCAGTAAAACTACAATTGAATTCCGTGAAGTTTAAGCCCATCTTCGCAGGCCATTTACTGCAAATAACCTTGATATTTTTTCCTGTGAATGGGTCTTTAAAAAGAAAAGGATGAATTCCTTTGTGTCTTTTAAAGAATTCATCCACTTCTAGGCGGTCTTTGTTTTTAACCTTAACCTCAATAGAATAAGAACGGAGTAAACTATTAATCCCTTGTAATTGACGCTGAGTGTACCCATCGCCAAATTCAATCGTGTTTACTTTCGGCTCGCTATCAATCTGAAATTCTGGCCTAACACACCATTTAAATGTTTCCATACTCACTCCTAAGCGAACACGCCACCAGAACGCATATTATTTGAAATAATACCGTTGGTTTCACTTCTTGCTATCTGACGAATTAACTCTACTGTGATTTCGGTTTCGCCATTTCGTTGTCTTTTCTCAACGTTGGCATTAACTGGCTCGCCATTATTGATTACTTTGACGGAAATACTTCCACCAGCCATAGGCTTATAGCCAGTTGACGGAATAGAGCCTACCGAGCCACCGTTAGCATATCCACGACCGTAATTAAGATGGTTAAGAAAGCCAATCCCTAATCTTGATGTTGCCTCTTTGGTAATAACGTATTCGCCACGATGAACCACACCTGCTGGCTGATATTTACCACCATCACCAGTATAACCACCACCAGCAAATCCAACGTAACCACCATCGGAAAATCCGAAAAATCCTGCTGCGGATTTAAGAGTATTAAAAATCATCATCTTGATAATCATTGATGATAGGTCTCTCAAAATTGATTGAGCAAGCGAACGGAAATCAGCTTTACCCGTCATCACAAAGTCAGTTAAAGCATCAGCCATACCGCTAAAGGCATTTTGAGTAACTTGCGACATATTAGCCGCCATATCACCAAAACTATCTTGGATTTGGTTTATACCATCTTTAATCCCTGCGATCGGGTCGCCTCTTCGCTTCTCTGATTCCGCCTGAATAATAGCTCTACGCTCTTTGAGTTTTGCGATTTCTTCATCAAGCTTGGCAATATTCTCTTGCGACATTCCAATCTTCAATCGAGATGCTTCAACATCTAATTGATGATTGTATTGCAGTAATTCCTGCTCTTTTCTTGTTTTACCAAGTAATTGAAGCTCGAACTGCATTTCTCGCAGTTTTTCACCGTTGTCATAGGTAAATTGTGCGATAGCTACGCTTTGTTGTGCTGCATCAATTTGAGCAGCCATATCCTTCAACTTAGCTAAACCATCTGCACCGAAATGAGCGTATTTCTCACCATTCGCCGCGATGTCTTGAGTAATTTTGTTTAGCTCTTGATATTGGCTGACTTGACCGAATACAGAAATATCTTGAGCATTTGCTCGAATTTCTGACAGTCTGCGTTCCATCTCGCTAAGTTGGTCTGTGAACTGTTTCACATAATCAACTTTAGAGCCGCCAGAAGATTTACTGCCTTTTGATTTCTTGGAATAACCAGCTTTAGCAGTAGCTTGAGAACCTAATAAAGCAAAGTTGCTATCCACCACCGCAGAAAAATCAGCAGAACCCTTTTCAAAACCGCTATTTAAGGCATTATCCTCTGCTTGAAGTCTGCGTTTTTTAGTTGGGTCTTTTTCGTTGTTAATTGCGATTTGGCGATTATTACGCTCGATTAACTGTGTAGCCTTATCACTTAAAGCATTTTGAACGCTAAACCCGAGTGCATTAAACTGACTAGCCACTAAAACAGCCATTGCACCCATTCGCTCAACCGCACTTGTAATAGATGCAGCACCACTTTCAGCGCTTGGGAAAATTCTATTTAAGTCATCGAGAGAAAAACCGATTGAATCAATGCTGATTTTAGAAGTGTCTAATGTCGGAAGTAAGCTTTTTAATTTATCGTGGAATTCGGCAACTGGAACCTGTTCAACGATAGTTTTTAAATCACTTTCTGATTTGACAAGTTTTTCATTCGCTTTCGCCAGTTCGGCTTTTTTAATCGCCAAATCTTGGCTTGCTTTAGCTAATGCGTTCAAATATGCTGAATCTTCCGCTTTTCCGCTTTGCTGTGCGATTTGTTTGCCTTGCTCAACGATTCTATTGAGTTTCTCGTACTCTTCCGCTAATCGCTTAATTTCGTCCTTTTGTGCGGTAATAGATTGCTCTAATTTAGCTTTCATTCCGTCAAGGACTGCGGCTGATGTATTGGCTAATTTTCCAGTCGTTACATCTAAACTATCAGCAAAGGATAGTAATTCTTGTCGAGCTGATTCGGTTTTTTGTTGATAATCAAGGAATACACCAACACCAGCGGATAAGCCGAGAGTTAATAAGCCAAGTGGGCCACCAACAAAACCTAATGCACCGCCTAAGCCTTTACCTGTTGCGGTTAAAGCTTGCTGTGCAGCTGTGAGGTTTCTTGTTGCCGCAGCTTGTGCTGACATAGCAGCGGAGGCTTGAATACTTGCTGCAATCCAAGTGCGGATTTTGCCAACGCTCCAAATTACACCTGCACCAGCTGCAAGGCTCGCCACTACAGTTAAGTGTTTGGCGATGTAATCAATTGATTCAGCAAATGCATTACTCGCACCTGTTGATTTATCTAATTCACCAATCCATTTAATCGCAGAAGTGTTTAGATTTTCAAAGGCTGCGGAAATGGTAAGAATACGAGTGTTAAACTGGTCGTCAACGGATTCTTTGGCTCGTTCTAACGCTGGAACGAGAACATCCATTGTTAGCTTGCCCTCTTTCGCCATATTGCGAAGTTCGCCAGTGGTAACACCCAAGCCTGTCGCAATCGCTTTCGCTAACGCAGGAGTCTGCTCCATTACAGAGTTAAATTCATCACCACGTAAAATCCCACTTCCTAACGCTTGTCCGAATTGTGTTAATGCTGCATCGGCTGCGCCTGCACTTGCGCCCGATACTGCAACGGCTTTTGATACCGTTTCGGTTAAACTAGCAATCTGTGCCTGACTAATCTTTAATGTTTCGGCATTTTGAGCAAATCGCTGATAAACTCCAGAAGTCGCATTAATGCTTTGGTTTGTTTTTAACGCAATATCAAAAACATTGTTTAAGCCCTTAGCGCTGCTGATTGACGCACTTTCAACCAATCGGAGCTTGTTTTGAATTTCAGTATATCCATCGGCAAAACCTTTTAATTGACTTACACCAAAGCCAGCTATACCAGCCTTGAAAAGGTTCGCAGATACACGATTGAGCGAGTTCATCGAACGCTCAATATTATTTAATTGTTTGGTAGTGGTATCAGTGAAACGCTTTACTCTGCCTTGTGCGTTATTGATACCACTTTGGAATTTAACCTGATCTAACTCAAGTTGGATATTTAAGTGTCCTAATGAGCCTGCCATTTTTACTCCGTTATCTATTTGCTAAGTATTCAGCAGAACCGTCATCAAATTCCTCTTCCTTTCGCTCTTTGTAGAAAGGCATAAAATCTGATAGTTCTGGCGGTTTGCCTTTCGGATCACGATTTACCATTGCTAAAACGTGCGAAATTTGAGCAGAACGATAATCATCACGCCACAATCCGAACGGTTGTTCTTCATAAAATAGACGGTATTCCTGTAAATGACTTTCAGGCATCTGCTCAATTTCTTCTAGCGTTTTTCCGAGAGAAAGTGACAGGTTTATTTGGAACTTTCTTCGGCTGGTGAGTTTTTTGGCTCACCGTCCATAATGGCTTGGTTAAGCTGTTCAATGACCGCTTTGTCTAGCTGTGCTAATTGATCTAAATCGTTTTCATCTTCTGCATTGAATAGGTTTACACCGTTTTTATCACATAAACGCATTGCGATTGTGCGAGTTAGTTTGTGCTTGTCGTAAACTTTGGCTAATTGCTCTGTTAGGGTATCCTCATCGCTAAAATCAAGTGTAATGCCTTGACTTTCAGCAATGCGCACTAATTCTTGCTGTTGTCCGTATAAGGCTTTATTCATTTCGCCAACGGTAAACTCACGTATGTAATAGGTATCACCTAAAATCTCGACTGGTTTAACTTTTGGTTTGTGTGATAAAAGTTTATCTCTTAAATTCATTCGTTCCGCCTTTAGAAAAGAAAACCGAGAGGGTTAACTCTCGGTCTTATTGATTACGCCGTTACTGGTAATAAGTAATCACGTTTTGCTTTTTTAATGGTTACACCAGATTCAAACTTGCCTTTTACTTCACCGCTGAAGTTAGGTGATGTTTGAATAAAACCTGTGCCATATAAAGCACCTTGGTCGTTTTTAAGAATCATCAACCAAGGGAATGTTTCTTTATTGTAGAATTTTTTGCGTAAATCCTGCTGCATTGTTGTAGCTGGTGCGTAGTAGAAAGAGAGCTTAATTGAACCGTATTCAATTTCGCCTGCTTCTGTTTCCGTACCCTCTGAACACATTGTGGTGATGTCTGTTTCACCTAATGTATCACCGTCACCGTCAATCTGTTTAATCGCACAGAAATTGCTTGATAGTTGGATTTTTGCAACTTTTGCATTAGTGAATGATGTCGGTTTATCAAAACCTTTCCAATCCACTTCATCAGCAAGTGTTACTGTATCAGTAGAAACAGATTTCACCGGATAACAGCCGTCTAATGCGCCTAATCCTGTGATTCGGATAAAATCACCAGCTTTTAAGCCATTGCCTGTTGCGGTGATTGAGGCATTTGGCGTAACAGTACAGTTTGAAATAGCTTTTTCTGTATCGTAGCCAACGCCTAAGTAGAACTTAGTCCCCTGAAAAGGAGTAGTTTGTGTTGCCATTGTTATTCTCCATAAGCAATTTGGTAATTGATTGTTCTGCGGTGTAGTTTTGTATCAGGCTCATAGTCTGATAAGTCATTGCTACGCTCCGCATAGTCAAATTTTTGCTCTAACGCACTAAAAATAGGTTTTCTTAACGCCATTACGTCATCGGGATTTGGGCTATAAATGTCAATCTGAACGAAGAAATCATCTAAATCGCCATCCACTAAAGCAGAATTTGGCGAAATATTGATGAATTGATAGACGATAACAGGGAATTTCTTGTTGGTGTCAGGTATGAACCCGTAAAAACACCGATTTTCAACAAGTGGCGATAAAGCCTTGAAAATGTCTTGCTGTATCATTTACCTGCCTCACTCTCAATACCATCTTTTAACGTTTTGATGATTTCTGTCGCAGCCTTTTCTTTGGACTGTTCAAATGCAGGTCTCATAAACGGCTTGGCTGGCATTTTTGAAGTGCCAAACTCAACAAAACGCCAATAAAACGGGTCTTTTGGGTTATAAGCTCCGCTACTTGCATTTTTCGCCTTAAAAGCCCCTCGTTGCTTGGCCGTAAGACCTTTAACTCGAATTACAGTGCCGATCTTGCCGTTCTTTAAGACTTTCGTGCTGCTCTTAATCGCTTTTTTGAGCGTGCCAGCTCGTCTATATGGCGTACTTTGGGAAAGAACAGGTGCATTTTGTCTTGCTTGCTCTCGCACAATCTTTCCGCCATCTCTCATCGCTTTAACTGCAATCTTGTTAGAGACCTTACGACCAAGCTCACTCAAAGCCTTATGTATTTGAGATAAACCCTCAACCTTGACATTACCCATCAACTGCCTCTTTACACATTAATTGTAGAGATACGTTGCGTTCTTGGGTGTTAAGTGCGGCAACAATTTCTAAAAAACGTTTACCGAACTTAACCCTCATTGACGGTTTAATACCGTCTAGATGACGTAGCCATATCTGTGTAGTGATTTCTGATTGCACCTGTTGAGCTGAAAAGTATTCTCGCCCAGATAAAGGCTTAACCTCAGCCCAAACGGTCGCAATAGATTTCCACTTCGTTATGGTCGCTCCATAGTCATTAATCTCATTGACTTGTCGCATTAATGTAATTCGATGTCTTAATCTTCCGATTTCCATCTATACCCCCATAATTCGATACGGCTGAATTAGTCGCCAAGTACCCTCTTCAATCTCTTTTGAAACTACGCCAATCACTACACTCTCACGATGTTCATACCAGTGAGCAATCGTCATTAGCATTGCTTGTTTAATTGCGGAATTGATGACTAAGCCATTTGTAACATCATCAGGCACTTCGCTAGCAAATAACTTGCGATCTAACTGATTTTCGATGTGTTGCTGTGCTGCACTCTCATATAATTCAAGCAATTCGTCCTCATCATCGCTATCAATGCGGCAATGCTGTTTGATTAAGTCTAGTGTGATTAACATATAAGCCCCAAAAGAAAGCCCCAATTAAGGGGCTAGGATTGATTATTTAGCGAGTAATTTGCCTTTAACAAAGGCTTCTGGACGGTAGATAGCTAACGCCAAACGCTCTTCACAAAGGATTGTGACTAAGTTTTTCACGAAGTCATCTTCGTTCTCGGTTGATACCGCTACGCCTAATTGTTGACGGTCGAAGATTTGAGCGCCCATATTAAACGCACCAGTTAAGAAGTCACCAGCGGTAATTGCTTGAGTTTGTACCACTGGAATGCCCCATAATGTCGGCTGCGCCAAACTTTGCGGATTGCCGATGATATGGCGACCCTGACCGTCTTTTTCTAACTCGATTTTCGCCCAGTCGATAGGGTTTAACACGAAGCCGTTTGCTGGGTAGTCAGATAGCGCTACTTGTAATTGTGCTAAACGTAATTGGTCGATGATTGTGTAGTTTTTCAATGTTGCTTTATCAGCAAACGCTTGAGCTACTTGGCTTAAGCCTTGTAAACCGCCAGCAGAACCGTCACCATTTAATAATTGTTTATCTTCGACTAATTTTAAGCCGTAAGCTAAACGACCGTTAATGTAGCTTTCTAACATTGCTGCATCGTCTAAGATTTGACGAGATGCTTTAACGTAATGAGCTAATGTTTTAACGCCAACGGTTACTTCTTCAAGTTGTAACTCAGATTGTGCTTTTTTCGCACCCTCTGATGCTTGAGCCGCCGCATTGTTGGTGAATAATTTTTCACGAACATAAGTAATTGCGTTGCTGTCGGTAGTGCCTTGCATTAACAAGTCACGCACAGTTAATGGGCGTTGTGGAGGTGTTACAATACCAGTTAAACGCATTGGAGCAACTGCCGCACCTGCTGAACCTGCTGCATCAGTGGTTAAGCTTGTAATGGTTGCTTTTAAGCTTAATTTAGCTGATTTACCAGAGCGTGGATCTGTTGCAAATGATTTGTAACCCTCTGTATCTAATAAGCGCTGAGCGATTGATTTCTCTTGCTCTACACCATAACCACGGCGAGTTGCTTTTTGTTCTAACTCGTCTAAGCGGCTTTTCGCACTGTTCATAGCGGTTAAGGCTTCATCTACACGACCTTTTAAGTCGTCTAAGCCTTTCTCGTTGTTCTCCATTTTGCCTTGCAATTCTTCACCAAGGCCTTTCACCTGTTCAGTTGCTTTCTTAAACTCGGTGGCGAGTAATTCCATATTTTCTTGTGACATATTAGTCTCCATTGATAGATTTCAAAATGTTTAACGCGTTGCCAATTTGGCTTTCAGGCTCACCCTGAATAAGTTTTCTCAAGCCATAACTGGCAATGGTTGTGGCTTGTTGTTTGGAAAACCCTAAATCTCTCAAGGCTTTCTCAAATTCTGGTAATGTAGGCAAACTGCCTTTAGCTAAAGCGGATTTAACCACTTCAACACGGCTTTCTTCGTTTGCTGGGAATGTAACGATTGAGATTTCTTTCAAATCAATCTCTAAAAGCTCTAAAACATCGTCTTTTTCGTTATACATCCACTTGTTGAGTTTGTACCCAATAGAAAGCCCGTCAATCGCTCCAGCCATCATTAAAGCGTGGATTTCTTTCGCTCGGGCCACGTCATTAATTAACAATCGACCCTCGCCATATAAGCCGTGTTCATCTTCTTTAAGCACAGTCCATACGCCAATCGGCTGATTACGGTCGTGATTCCATAACACTGGCGGCATTTTGCTTTGAGCGTTCCAGCCTTTGATGCTTTCTACAAAAGCACCCTTTTTAACTACTTCATCGTAGCTATCCGCAACATCAAACACGTTACAATAGCCAGAAAAAAAGCCATCCTCTCGGACAGCTTCTGCTTTAAATAATAAATCTTTAGTCTTTGTCTTTGTCATCCGCTCCCACCTTGTCGATAGAGGTTAGATTTAGTTGCACTGTTAATTGGTCTGCACCATCAATAGCCGGCAGATTTTCCAATGCTCGCACTTCATTTCTTGTCATTACGCCATTTTGTAGCAAAGCGGTGTAAAAGCTTGCTCGTCCTGCGCTATCCGCTCTTAATAAGCCCTCAACACTGAAAATAGGGTAATATTTCTCTCGTTCTTCTGGCGTTAATAGCTTTCTAGCTATCGTCTGCTCAATGCGTTTTAGCGTTGGGCCAAGTGAATATGTTAAGAAATTCTGATTAATTTGTTCCGCACTGGATGCCCAAGATGAAGATTTGTCCGTGCTGTGAATTAATTGAGGAGGTACGCCAAATGCTCGGCAGATTTCTTCAATCCCGAAATATCGACTTTCAAGTAACTGAGCATCTTGTGGATTAATCCAAGCTCCCGACATATTGGCAGGTTCCATTCCAGCTTCAAGAACCATCCATTTCCCTGCGTTTTCAGGTTGCCCATATTCATTTAAGGCCTTGCGAACCAAATCACGTTGTTCAGCATTTAACACTCTATCTCCAGTTTTTAAGAATCCACCAGCTTTCAAGTTGTTTTTAAATGCTTTTCCTGCCGCATTGTTTGCTGCAATCTGTAAACCCATCACTTGAGCTAGATAGCTGATAGGAGATAATCCGACCAATCCATCGAGCGAAAAGTCTTTGAAGTGTAGTATTTCAGCCTCGCCATATTCACCCTCGTCCACGTTGTTTTTGGTGTAAATATAAACAATCTCACCGCTATCTTTTCGCTTAACCGTCATATATTGAGGGTCAAGGATGTCGAGAGATACGATTCGACCGTTTAAGCGATTAATGCGGCTGTATGAGTTGCCCCATAAATCAATATTAGCAACGATAGCTTGCCAAAACTCACTCGCACACATATCTGCATTTGGCGCATCGTGAATTAATTTATATAGTGGGTGACTTCTCGCTATTTTCCGTTCAAAGTCTTTAAGGTGTAACGGTAAAGATGAAGCCGTTTGACTTCTTAACCTTACGCAAGCCCACACTGCACTTAATTTAAGCGCCTTTTCAGCGTCCACTTGTTCGCCAGTGCCAGTTGATTGGCTTACAAATGGATCGACCGTTGAGCCTTTATCTAAACGCTTACCACCGCTAAATAATCGGTCATAAAACCGACTCCACCAGCCTTTATCATTTTCACCGTTCATCCGATAATAATATCCTGTAAAAAGTCGTCTATATCTTGAGGCGTTTCGCTCATTTCGGAAATACCCCTAGCCATTGCCAAAGCAACCATTCCATCAATACGACCTGTTGCCTTGTGTTTTTCAAATTTTCGATTTCCTGCTGGGTCTTTTGTAATCACTGCATTTGCTGCACACATAGTTAGAACTGGGTTCATCCCGTGCTTTAAGTTGCCATTAAGCAAATCACTCTCTAGAGTGTCGATAGCTGGTGACATATCCTTAAAACCCTGCCCAAAAGGCACTAAAGGAAGATTAATTCCCTGTGCCTCCATCTCTTTTTTAAAGATGTCTATTCGCCAACGGTCAAATGCGATTGCAGCAATATCAAAATCAGCAAGTATCTCTGCTATATCCCTTACAACATACGCATAATCAACTGTCGCACTTGGTGTTGTTCGAATAAATCCTTGCTTAGCCCATACATCGTATGGTGAACGGTCTCGTTTCGACCTATCTTCCAACCCTATTTCAGGTGTCCAAAAGTAAGAGTAAACGTTGATTTTTCCGTCAGGGTCTTTAGTTGTCAGAACTAAAGAGGTTAAGTCAGTGCGAGCGGATAAGTCTAAGCCACCATAAGCGGTCAATCCGCTAGGGCTTGATTGCTCTGCGCCGCTTTCTTTCCAAGCGTCAATGCTGACAAATGTCGAAACAGTGCTTACTCGTTGATTTAAGTTTAGGTTTCGGAATGTATTCTCGAAACTTGGCATGCGATTAGCTTTATCGGCGAGCTTTCGAATATCATCTTCACTACGAAACACGCCTAACGCTGGATTTGCTTGTTTCCACGCTTTCGGATCGGTAATTTTCAAATCTTTATCCGCGCTGTAAACGTGGCAAACTGTATGAGGGTCATTACTCGTTTTAGCGTCATCAATCCAAATTGACAATAAATCACCGTCATTTGCCGCTTGCGTACTAATTGAGAGTAATAACGGGTTTTTGTGCGCACCTTGTGCGGTAGTGATAGCGTCCACGAAAGCCGATTGTGGTCCTTGTATTTGTCCTATTTCATCAAGGATAGCCAACACTGGAGATAAACCTTGAGCGGTTCGACCATCAGCGGCTAAAGCTCGATATTCAACGTTCATTGGCAATCCAATTAAACGCTTACCACTTGGCTTAATCGAGATGATATTGCTTAACTTAGGATTAAGCTGAATCATCTTTACAGCCAAGTTAAACACTAAAGATGCCTGTTCTCGGCTTAATGCACCACTCACAATTTGGCTATTTTGAATTGCCACAGGGCCAACTAAATGAGCCAACAACAAACAAGCAATTAACGCTGTTTTTCCGTTCTTACGCCCAATAGACAAAATCCCGTGACTTGTTCCGTTAGGGTTGTCGTAAACACCACGAATAAAATCCAGTTGAAACTCTTCTAACTTAATCGGCTGACCAACTAACGCACCCTCTGGCACAAAGCAGTACCGCTCAATAAATGCAATTACTTTATCAGCCTTAGTCATTAGTTGATTACCCTTGTTGCAATTAAGCCATCGTCATCATCAATAGCGTTTCGAGCATCTTGGTAAAGCTGATTGGTTTTTACTTGATCTCGACTTTCGCCATTCGTTGCTCGGCTATGGATTTGTAAGCTCCGGCACATCTGAATTTCACGCTTATACAAATCTTCGATAACGTAATGTAATGGATGTTGTTTCATTACACCGTTATCGGTTTTAATCCATCGTCTAGCTGTTGCAGCTAGTTCATTTTCATAATCGTCAAGCTCTACGTACAATTTAGCCAACTTAACAGCTCGCTCTTTATCAATCGGTGTCCAGCTATCCGCCGCTCGGCTTGTAATGATACTTTCCCAATATCTCATCTGTGCCTTAGTTAGCTTTTCAGGCGGTGATATTGTCTGTTGTGCTGCTTTTGTGGCTAATACCTTTGCCGTAGTGCTATCACTTCGGAGTTTGCGACTACTCATAGGTTTTACCTCTTAATTTGTTGTGAATTTACTAGAAAAACTGTATTAGCGATAATTCAGTGTTTGAGGGGCGGTTTTTTGGGGTTTCGCTCCGAACTTTTCATCCACCCCTCCCTTTGTTGAACGGATGTTCTTCATCAATCGGAAGTCCATTTATATCGCAACCAATTTGATTTATTTTTCTAATTTCAGCTTTCTGTTTGGAACTGTCGTGATGTAGCTTACATAACGACTGGAGATTGTTATCATCAAAGAACAAATCTAAGTTCCCTTTGTGTGGTGTTATATGGTCCACTACTGTGGCAGGTGTTAGCTTTCCCTCTTTCTGACAAAATACACACAATGGTTCTTTTGCCAAGTGGTCAAGCCTTAACTCTTTCCAAGCCTTTCTGTTATACAGATAATGCCAGCTCTCTCTACCCATATAAGCACCAATAAAAAAGGCGAGCTATTCAACTCACCTTTGTTTGTTTCGTTATGATGTAAACCTCACAATCACAATTCATTCAACCACAGTTATCACCACCAATCATTCAATCACCTCAATGACATCTAACTGACTTTCATCGTCTGCGTAGAATGTACCGTTGGCATTATGCCAGTGACTAAATGGCGGCTCTTCTGTTTCAGTCTTTTCGACTAATAACCATTTACCGAATTGTGTTTCATAAACCACATCGCACAATGTTCCATTACGGAGTTTTACAATACTTCCTACTTTCATCATTTACCTGCCTTACTATTCTCAATCCACTTGTTAATGTTTGTGATTTGACTAGCACACATATCTCTTTCCGCTATCACAGTGATTAGATGCTCTACTGCTTCACCGTATGTGTTACCCATAAATGGTGTTTTCACACAAGGCGTTAGAAATGCTTGTGGCGGATAGATATACTCAGTCTTTGTAGTAACCTTATTAGTGCAACCGCTCAATAGCGTCATCGTGAATACGAGTGCTATAGCAAGGTTGTGTCTTAATAATCTTTCTAACCGCTTGAATTTTATCTTGGCTTGCTTGTTTGATTTCATCGTGAATCACCCTTTGCTGCTCCACAGCTTTGCGCTCTATATCAATCGTATCTTTTAGCGATTGATTAACCTTTTCTTGTTCTGCGATAAGGTTAGCCTGTGTTTGGTTTTCGGCTTTTAAGTCATTTATTGTTCCGTGTTGAAACCAAATCCAACCGCACAGGCTAACTGCTACCGCTAGAAAAATCAGAATTAATCTGTTCATATCAATCCACCATTAACGCACGGAATAATCGACAACGGTCATCTAATCCGTTTGTACCACCGTTAATACGGATTGTTACCTTTTGAACAGAGTCAAGTGAAGCAAGCTCATTGAATATCCAGTACCACACAGCAGCCTTAACAGCTAATTCTAGGTTGTTTGATACTTCTTTTGGACTGATTGTGTCACCTAACCAACGAGCAAAGCGGATATAGTTATCTTTGCCAGTGATTTGAATTAATCCACGCCCACGATAATTCCATCCGTCCATTGTTTCTTCTGGCCCGTTACCCATTCGATTGGCATATACTCGGCTTGCAATCTTTTCTGCTTGACGCTCATACTGACGAGCGATATTAGGATTAGGGAAATACTTACGGAAAACTCTCATTAATCCATCAGCTGAATAATTTAGATTTTCACTTAATGCAGTGAACCCTGCTGTTTCGTGTCCGCATTGAGCAAGAAACATCGCTTGTTGTTGCTTATTGAAACAACCTGCTAACTCAATGTGTTTATCAATCGCTTGATACATTCCATTAATTGCTCTTGGGAAAACTCTATTGAATACCGTTTCGGAAATTAACATTTTATCGTCCTCTACCATTACCATTGCTTCGACCTTTGTCGTTACGATCGCCATTGTCTTTCTCAAACCCTAATGATTGATATTCACTGTGAGCGTCTTGCTCTATTTCGTGTTCATAGTCATTCACTAGGTTTTTAATTTGTGTAATCCGACTGTTACAAATTTTTAATTGGTCTGTTACCTTTACAGCGTAAACAGCAACATCAGAAGATTTCTCACCGTTTAATGTTGGTTTGGGACAAGTCACTAAAAGATTGTCTGGAATGGTTACTCGGATAATCTTAATCTTCTCAACCGGCTTACTCGGATTTAAGCAGCCTGTCGATAACAGCACGACTAACACCATCGCTACGAACACATTTACTTGAAAGAACAATCTTACTAATCCCATCCAGCTTATCTTCATTTCGCTTACGCTCCTTTGCCTGTTCTCTAAGCAAGAATTCAATCCTGTCATTTCTGTCGTTTACCGTGTCTTGAAGATCGTCAATTCTTTTCATTCGCTCTTCGGCTAATTGTGCTGTTTGGTCGTACTTATCCTGTAACAATTCCAAACTCTTATTCTGTGTGAAGATTTGAACCGACAACCCGATACAGCCTGCAAATAAGAAACAGGCAAATACTCTATCGAGTGCAATTCCTAATCTTGCGGCTCTTTCTCTACCCATTCCATTTTCCTCTTGGTCTCATATCATCATCTTGGTTTTCTGTGCCATCGATTAAAATATCTTCCTCGTTGTCATTGGTTGGCATTTCGTCATCGTAACGAATAGAGCGTTTTTTACTTGTTTCTCTTTCAATGTCTTTCATTGAGTAGTTAGGATTTAAATCATCAACCGAACCACCGATTTGACGGAAGAAAACTCTAAGCAATCCCCACAAGGCAGGAACGCCAAAATACCCAAACGCTCCAGCGATTGAGATAATCATTAAAGTGTCGATACTTTGAGACATTAAGAAAAACGCTACAACCATTCCGCTGAAAGCCCCTACTAGAAAGCTAGAGACTACGGAAGATACTTTTACAGGCGAACCTACTGATTGTGTTGCGGTGATATACTTAACCACACCGCCTAAACCTGAAAATGCGAGAGAAATAACCGTTGCTATGATGTCAATGCCATTGTTAGGCGATCCGTTATCTTGCATTGGTTACTCATTGAATTTCGTGCAATAAAAAACCCCGACCGTTTCCGATCAGGGTGTTGTTAAATTTATTTCGGTGTTCACTGCTTACACTACGACCACCGTATATGAGTATGATAGGACAAGATGACAAGTATGTCAATATATAAATCGAATTTTTTTAATATTTTTTCTTTTCTCGCTCTCTATTGCTAATTTAACTTCAATCTTAATTAGAATGTCGTAGATAATCGCTTTCATCAAGGCTAAATCTTTTTCTACTCTACGCTTACAGGTTTTTAAGCAAGGAATTCTAATATCACGCTTACCGTTACAAGGCTGCATATATTGAGGCTCTTCACGCTCTCTTAACTTCACTGCAATCTTGTTTGATGTTGATTTGTGAACGTAATACGAGAAAAGAATAAAATGCATCCGCTCATCGTATTTCTTGAAGAACATTTCAATCTGTTCACTAATCATCATTCCTAACTCATCATCGCAAATTGCACTGCTTGGCTCATCTCTAGGCTCTACGCTTTTCATAAGCTTATAGAGAATGTTTAGCTCTGGTTTATCCAATCTTCCGCTATTAATCCAGCAACCCCAAGAATACATTCTGTTGTCAACGAATTGCACTTGGTCGTAATCTAGTTCTGGTAGTTCGCTGAATTTATTCATTCTCTAGTTCCTTAATTTTCGCTCTGTAAACATTGATTAATTCTTTAAGCTCGGATATTTCCCATTTCTTAATTCGATGTTGATTTTCTTCTAACCACTGAACTTCTTGTTCGCCAATCTTCTCAACTAGTCTTGGTCTATATCCGTGTATATTTCCGCCTCCTACAAAGAGATTGCATCTAATACAGCCAGAATGAATGTTTCTCTCGTCAAATCTTAGGAATGAACTTCTGCCTTGTGGAATAAAGTGTGAGGCTTGAAAACTAGGTTTCCATACTGCACCGCAAGCGATACAAGGCTGACCTTTGTCTCTCAATCGGATGAATTTATTTACTTCTTTTTGAAGAGCTTTCAACCAATGGCCTCTGTCGCTTTCTAGTAGTTTTTTCTTCCGTTCTTTTAGTTGAGCTTTTTCCTCTTTTTCTTTTTTCTTTCTTGCCTGCTCTTTTGAAAGAATAATCGCACATTTGGGCGAGCAGACTTTCTGCATTGAGCTGATAGTTTTCACAAAATAACAACCGCATACTTTGCATTTTGTTTCCTTAGGTTTCTTATTCATATCACCACCATTTACCAGTGATTAAGATTGTACCGATAACTACGCAGGCATAAGCAATAATTAAAATCTTCAATTCTTTCTCATTCATCATCTGCACCCTCAACAAAACAAATAATCACAAATACAACCACAAAGAGAACTACTGCTAAGGCTATTTCTTCTCTCACACCAATCACCAGAAAAACGCATATAATTGATTTAAAATATTTTCATCTTTTGTATCGTTAAAAACGTACTTTATGGCGGCGTTAATCACCGCACTTAAACATTCGCCACGCTCTATATCGTCCATTTCATCCCATTTAAGACTTTGCGCCTCTTTGTGTATTTCCCCTGTATCAAAGTTGATAAACTCATCAAAAAAACCGGCTAATATAGTTAAACGCTTTCTAAAATGATTAAATTGTTTAGCCTCGTCTGCGCAAGCCATTTCCGTGTTGTCTGCTGCATAGTGATCGAAACAAAATTTAAAGAACGCAAATAGTTTTCGGTGCAGCTTTGGATTGTTTCTTTTCTTAAGTTGAATTTCATACAATCCACCATTTTCAAGCTTTTTTAGCTTATCTAGGTACATATCATCAGCGGGACAAAACACCCCGCCAGCGTTTTTAATCATCGGGATAATCATTCATATCCACCGCACTTTTTAACAAAATCAAGACTTACTGAACGCATTACAAAATCTTGCATTGTCGGATCAAACACAATAATCATTTGCCCCTTGCTGTTGCCTTTGATTTCCTTGCCTGTTATCGGGTGAATAAATGCAATTCGTCCACCTGTAATATCAATCACTTCATTTGCAACGTTGTGAATGTGGTTTTGATACCACTGTGTAGATTTGTCGTTATTGAGTAACATCACGACTAAATGCCCAGCATCTCGTAATTCTTTCGCTCGGATTAAAAACGGCGTTACATCAGAGTACGGAGGATTCACATAAATTTTTAAATTTTCTTTTTCGCAACAATTTTGAAATCCACGCATAGAGCAAGTTAAAAAATTAAAATCGGAATCGATATATTCTTTACATAAAGCGTTTTCACTACTTGCGCACCCATCAATATCAAAATCAAAGCGCTTGTTTAGCCAATTAAAAAAATACTTCGGTGTTTGCCAAGTGTTTTTATCAAATTTTTGTTCTGTCATTTACGCAATCCCCATAATCTCTTTAATCTTAGCTACACCGTTTTTTGATACTTCTGGCGGAATAACTTTTGGCTTTTGCTCTATCAGCTCTGGAATTAGAGGAAACTCAAAGCCTGTTTTCACTTTTTCGATAACTTCAGAAAGGATTTTCGGCATAGCCTTTTGGCAATCTTCCCATTTCTTTTTGCCATAACCGTCATAGATTGTTTTTAGCAAGTAATATTCTGCTTTTGAACGGAATTTGAAATTGTGTGGCTCTTTCGCATAACCAAAGTATTTTTGAAGTCTAGCCTCTAATTCTTCTTGTGTTGGCAATCCTAACTCGTGATTGTCGTAGTTGTTACACCAAGAAATGAATTCGCCCACGCTTGGCAAATATCCGTTTGTTTTAGCTCTTGCGGCAGCCATTCCACGCTTAACTTGATCAAACGTTTTAATACCATTTTCGGCAAAGCCTAATACCCATTGTTGCTTTAACGTTTCCAACTGTTCACTGCTTACGCTTAACAAAATCGGGCAGCTTGCAGTTAAGTTTGTGAAGATACGATCAATCATTAATCGCACTTGGTCTGGAACTTGTCTTTGGCTTGCTTGTTGCGTTGTTAATTGGTTCATCAGAACACCTCCGCCATTTTTTCAGCAGTACCCCAATTGGTGCTGTTTCTTTCTTGAAATGTCTCTTTACGTGCTGGCGTTGTCATTGCTGCATTGCGTTTCATAGATAGCTGATCCCATTTAGCACGAAGAGTTGCCGGACTTAAAATGTTTACTGACCAGAATCTATCTTGATTAGCCCAATGGAATAACTCGCAAATATCTTTGTGGGTGCGGTTATCTCTTTCACGCATAAGTCTTATATCGTTTGCCCAAGATTCAAATTTCGGTTCTTTAAAACTAGGATTGAGTTTTCTGATCAAGTGAAATATCCATTCAGCAGCCTTTAAATCATCATCAGAAAAAACGTTCTTTTTAGCTTTCGTTCTCGGCTGGAAATTTTTTCCAGACGAAGAAGTATTGTTATTTTGTATATTGTTTTTATTGTTATTTTGTGTGTGAACTTTTTTCACCAGATCTGATGAACTTTTTTCACCAGTTTGTGAAAAATTTTCACCAGTTGATGAACTTTTTTCACCAGTTTGTGAAATATTGAATGATCTTACGGAGTAGGTGTTTAATCTTCTTTCACCACCAGAACGAACCAATAGCCCTTTTTCAACAAGTGAATCGCAAGCTGTTATGACAGATCGATTACTTAACCCTGTAACTTCCATAAATTGACCGATAGAAATGCTATCAATTTCCTTATTCCAGCCTTTTGTTTTTCTAACCACAAGTAAGTAACATTTCAATTCCGCACCTGTTAAATCGGCCAGTAATTCATCTACGACCGAGTTAGGTAATTGGAATGAATTAACGATAAAATCACTCATTACATCAACTCCGAAGCATAACGAGATGCGATATATTCAATTCCTTTACTGGTAACTCGTGTTTGAGTGTAATTGTGGCCATATTCTGTTGTGCCAGTTTTCACATCAAACAAGCCTTTGACGTGGTATTTTTGGTAAGGTAACAAGTTTCCAGATTGTCTAAACAAAAGTCCGTCACCTACCAAGCAATCAATCATCGCTCTTTCAGGAACTTTTAGGATTTTCGCTGTTTCACGAAGTGATTTTGTTGTACCAGCCTCTACATAACGTTGAACAAATTCCACTTTTGGTCGTTGTTGCTCGATTAATAGGTTTTGTCTTTCGATTTGCTCCGCTTGGTCTGCTGCAAGTCTCAAAGCCTCTGATAATGTTTGAGGGATTTGCGGCATTTGTTGATTTTCTAACTCTTGCCAACGGTCAACTAATCGAGCTGTGAACTCTGGTGATAATTGAGCAACCACCACATAGGTATCACGTTTAATTAATTGGTATTCTGTGACAACTTGACCTAGATGATTTTTAACTTCCACCATTGGTGTAAGTTGAATTAATCCCTTGTCTTGTAAGCGTTCAATGGTTCTTTTCACTGAATCGTGGCGAGATTCAACTAAATCTGCAATCTCTCTACTGCTCATTGTCAAAACACTTGAATTTTTGTTCATAATCGGTAATAATTTAGTCATCTTTTGAAGTCCTCCGACTGATAAAGGTTATTACATACGACTTAATCAAAGCCTCTGTTCCCGCAGGGGCTTTTTTTTGTCGCCTAATTTCTGGTAAATGCCTGTTTGATTGCTTTGCTTGGAATGATTTCCCAAGGCTTAACCTCAAACTCTGTTGCAAGCACGATAAGTGCTAATTTTTCCGCTGATGGTTGAGTTTTATTGTTCAACCAATAAGAAACCGCCATTTGCGTAACACCGCATTTTTTAGCAAGCTCTTTCTGCCCATTGCATTTTTTTATAGCTTTTAAAATTCCTTTATTCATAATAAACCTTGCTTTATTAAACTTTATAGGTATGATAAACGAAACTTTATTGAATGTAAAGTTTTATTTTCTTGTCTTTATAAAGAAAACTTTTACAATCTATTTAGAGGTGAACTTATGAACACACTAGATACACTAGGCAAACGAATTGCCTACGTTATGGATTTAAAAGGAATTTCAAGACAGCTTATGGCTGAAAGATTAGCTACTTCAACAATGGCTATTGGAAATATTATTAATGACAAGGTGTTAAAACCACGCAACCTCACAGAAATTGCCGAATTGCTTGGTGTTGATTACAAATGGCTTAGAGATGGAGGGAATTTTGAAGATGCCGTTATGGCAGATCCAAATGCAATCCAATCAGAGACACAAGGCGATCTAATCAGTGGTGAATTCGGTGCTTTACATAAACATAGAATAGATTATTACGATGTGAGAGCAGCAGCAGGATTAACAGGCTTTGAGAATTCCGACTATCCTGAGATTATTTCAAGCCTATATTTGACAGACGAGGGAATGGCACAGTTAGTCGGTAAAAAGTCATCAGACGGTATTTGCCTTGTAAACGTGCCAACAGATTCAATGGAACCGACCATAAGAAAAGGCGATATTGTTTTCCTTGATACTAAAGTTAATGCTTATAGTGGTGATGGCATATACGCCTTTGCTATTGACGGTGCATTATTCATTAAACGCATCCAAAAGATGATCGGAGGCGGTTATCGTATGATTTCGGACAATGAAATATATCCACCAGAACAGATAAGCGATGATGTGTGCGAAAACGCTAAATTCATTGGTAGATTTATTCGCACTATCCATATAGAGGCGGTAAACCTCTAACCACTGTTAAAATTTAAATAAATCACTTGACAGTATTTTATTAACTAACGATAATAAACAGGAATAAGACGGAACCCATAGCAACTCTCAGACCACTTTTAATATCTGTACGGTTGTTATGGGTTTTTACTTATTATAACGTATGAAAAAAACAGCAATTCTAATTGATGGCGGCTTTTTCTTTTCTAGGGTTGCATTTTTTGCTAGAAAATACTTTAGAAATACAACCATCACAGCAGACAACCTAATCGACCTAATGTGGGGCATGGTAAGATTTCACACAGAGATCGAGAGAGGCAATCATTCAAGCAGAGAGACGCAAGAACTCTACCGTATTTATTATTACGACAGCCCACCTTTAGACAAGCAAGTCAAATATCCACTGCCAGAAAAAGGGCAAACTACTCCGAGAGATAAAAATTTCAAAAGTGACCCACTTAACAAACTTCGTTCAGACTTCCATTTAAAACTTAAAGGAAATAGAAAAACAGCGTTAAGAATGGGAAGATTGCAGGATTCCGGCTGGAAATTAAATGAGAATACATTAATTGCCTTAAGGAGAGGAACTAAGAAATGGGAAGATTTAACCAATAACGATTGGTATTATGATATTACTCAAAAATCTGTTGATGTAAAATTAGGAATGGATATAACCATTCTTTCCTATGAAAAGCTAGTTGATGTAATCATTTTAATTGCTGGTGATTCCGACTTCGTTCCAGCAGCCAAACAAGCAAGAATAAAAGGCGTGGATTTTATTCTAAACCCACTCAAAAACAATATATCACCAGATTTAGCCGAGCATATAGACGGGATTCAATCGTTTAGCATTGGAGTAGGTTTAGCTGAGGTGTTAAAGGTTGAACCTGATGGCGATCCTGACTGGTGGAGGGAATACAAAGCAAAAGTGTTAGCAAGAAAAGAGAGAAGAAATCAAAACCCAAGAAGAAAGAAATCTCGCCAATAACCAACTATCAAAAAAACCGCCATTAAGGCGGTTTTCTTTTATGATCTAAAGCACTTAATTAAATTTACCTAGATATTTAAAAGTGATCCCATTTTAGATCGCTTGTATCAATTATAAACTGCTCACTGCCAGCGCCATAGATTGGTAATTCAATGATCAATTTTTTAGATTTTTTAAGCTTGGTAGAAAATTCTTTGACTGTTTTTGGATTATCAATAAACAAATTTCCACTATCCGAACCTGTTAAAATGTTCGCTGTGTAAATTTCTACTTTTCCATCATCAAACTTAACTGGAATCTTACACTTAGCAGAACCGCACATAAACAACCCTTTAGTTACCCCTAATGTAATAAAATTGCGATTAGTTGAAAGTTTATATAACCCAACGTATCCATAAGTATCGCCGTCATATGGTGGATCTTGATTTATAGTATTGGATGAAAACCTTAAGGCCATATACGATGTCGTGCCTCTCATTTCATCCTTAGTTTCGCTATACCCCCAAGCTTTTTTGCCTTTATCAGCATCGCTCGAAGAATCGCTTTCCATATCGCCCTGCTCTGCTTTTAATCCCCCAGAATCCGCAGAATGATTACCACCTTTAAATACTGAATCATAGCACTCTAACCTCTTTTCATTATCGGTAATACTGGAACAACTATCTCCAGTTTCCGCAGCAAAAGAAACAACAGGCAAACAGCATAAAGCAATAAATATTTTTTTCATAAATCCTCCATTAAAACAAGAATAGTTTACACCAAGAAAAAATACAAATTAGTGATCGAACTCTCAAAATAAACAAATTATAGTTTAAAAACTAGCCAATCAGTAAAAATTCTTCAAGATTTCTTTCTGTTTAAAATCAACATATTATAAATTTTACTTTATTTTATAGCTCAAAAAATAAGCAATCAATCAATTTTTCTTTAAATAAAACTTTACATTAAATAAAGAAATATTTATACTACACCCATCAAAACGAGATACACATAAACATCTCGATGTTCTTTAAAAATTTGAAACAGGTTAATGATGAGAGTTAGCTAGCTTGTCAAGCTCAGATATAACACTCTCTGAGATTAGAGGGTTTATTAAGTAACTATCGCTAACATAAGAATGCTTAATTAGCTTTAACGCTAATAACTTCTCTGCTGCGATTATGTATCTAATATCTCCAGAGTGATTAGCTGGCGTATCAATAATACAGCCAAATAGAACTTGTTTTTCAATGATGGTTAGTTCTGGTAGTAACTTTAATAGCTTATTTCGCTCACGATTTTCAGCTCTTGATGCTTTGTACTCTTCGATGTAAGGAGAAGCAATATTACAAACAATTATCCAAATAGCGGTAAGGATAAAGGTTAGTGATATAGAGCCTAATGTTGAAAGGGATAACCAGCTTGGAAATATGTTTGGAGTTTTACTATCCATAACTAAAATCCATTCATCAGGCATAAGGAAGAAACTACAAAATAAGAAGAAAATGAAAGCTGTCATATAGTTAAATGTAACCTTTGTGATTATTGTGTTAGCGACTTTTGCGTACTCTTCCATGATATTTCCTCATTATTTAGTAGTGGCGGAAATATTATATTCCTCATAGTAGTGGCATACAAGAGGAAACTTGAGCCTTACAAGTATAAAGAAAGGCGCTCATCATTAACCTGTTTTGAGTTTTAGACAATTTGGATAAAAACACACTCGTGAAATGCCATTTGTGAAAATCGCCAGTTGCAGATTAAAAGCCCTGCACCAATGAGTGTGAGATATTGCGGTAATGACAAACGAAGCCAGTCGGTGGGATAAGCTAAACGCAATATCACATTTTAAAGCACATTTGAAGTACAGAGACACAGAGGCTTGTGAAACCTCTGCGAATGATAGAGAGAAGTGTGCTTTGAAATGGCTCTTTGTTTGGTTGGTTGTGGAAACTGACACGGTACAAAAACACGGTAGCGTTATGAAAAATAACACGGGTTCAAATCCCAAAAGAGCCTCCAGCTAAAGCCGTTCTCAAAATGCGAATGGAATCGCCCAATCTTCTTGAAAATTGAATGGAATCGAGAGCGGCTCTAGCTGGAAACAGCGTTTTTCATAATAAAAAAATCTCCTTTTAGATTGGTTAGCCCCTAGTTGCTTTAACACTTTGGCACTAGGGGATTTTTTTAACCAATATTCACTAACCATACGAGGTAACGCTATGAACAAGTTAATCAATTTTCTTAAAACAACTGCTTACACAATCGCAACTACAATTTTAATCTGTCTAGTTGCTATGACAATGCTAACCGCTCTAGCAGCACAAGCAAGTGAGCCGACCGCACTAGAGCGTGAACAAGCACGAATTCAATGGATTGCTGAACATGGGCAATATCAGCCAAATCTAACCGAGCCAGCTAAACAAGAGGCTATGGCATACACAAATATTAAACAAAAGGAATTAGACGATGCCAAGAATTAGATACACATCAGAAGTCAAGATAATCGAGACTGAAAACGGGTTTTTTATCGCAAGTCTAATCATTAATGGAGTGATTAACCACTCTACATATCCACAGCGTTCACAAAAAAACGCAATCTTGTTGATTAACCGACAAATTGAGCGTTTTAACGCTATGAATGAAGTCAGATTACCACTATACGGGCAGAAACAAAGAAAGCCTAAAGGAACTAGCGACAAAATGAAAAAGGCTGGTAGAACTCGAATGATGAAGTCTTGGGTTAAATCTCTGGAGTTGTTTAAGGATTACACCAAGCAAAGATTAAGTCAGCCAGAAGATGAAAGACAGGTTTACTTCTCAAGTGCTGATTTGCATCGCCAATTTAAGTTTTACCTATATACAAAACAAAGCGTGGTTCACAGTGGACTGCTTGCACCGCCTAAAGATGTAGTGTGGCAAGGTCGCAGAGCTTTGATTTCTACGTTTGATGAATTAACCGAATACTTTGGAAAAATTGAGGTGCTGATAAATGAGCATAATAGCGGATTGGGAACGCCAAGAGTTCAATAAATACGACCGCAGATGTTGCGCTGAAGATGCGTATAACGAGGCGGTAGAGCGTGAAATTGAGTGTATTGAAGAAGATATTTCAAATGACGATAGCGAAGAACTTTGGAAGTTTAGCGAAAAAGCATTTGAAGATGATGATTTTGTAAAGGCTATCGCACTAGGTAATGATTTTGAAGAGATGCGAATTAAAATCTTGACCGCTATGGCAGAAGATAGATTGGAACAGTTAGAAAAGGATTACAAAAATGGATACATCCTTAATGATTAATCGCAGAGATAAAGACACCGATAATAAAATCTGGCAAGAACGAAAGTTAAACGTATTACGTTACTGGTTAACAAGTGGCTCAATAGATCCTCAAAGAGCAAAAGAAATTATTGAGCTTTATTACAAAGAAATGCCATTTTAGGTGAGTAAAATGAAAATCTATATCGATATTGAAACAATCCCCACACAAAGCAAAGAGCATCAAGATTTTGTGTGCGAAAACCTTAAACCGCCTGCTAATTACAAGAATGAAGAAACGATTAACAAATGGCTTGAAGAAAACAAAGAGCTTGCAGTTAATAAAACCTCTCTAGACGGTGCGTTTGGTGAAGTTGTGGTGATTAGTGCGGCCATTAATGATGACGAAGTGGTTACATTTTATCGCAAGGATTGGCAAGTCAAATACCGTGAGAAAGATATTCTGACACGGTTTAATAACTGGCTAAAAGAACAAGCTAACCGATGTAAAACCGTTCCAGTATTTATCGGGCATAACGTAACGAGTTTTGACGGATTGTTTTTGTGGCAGCGTTATATCATCAATGGTGTGAAACCATATTACAAAATGGATAAACGAAACACCTACGACACAATGTGGGAATGGTGCGGATATAACCGAGAATCTAAACCAAGCCTTAATAAGCTATGCCAAGTACTTAATGTCGAGCAGAAAGGCGATATTGACGGTTCCAAAGTGTGGCAAGCAGTACAAGATGGTCGCATTGATGAAGTCGCTGAATATTGTGCTAAAGATGTTGAGCGAGTGCGAGCTATTTATAAACGAATGAATTTTGAGGTGTAGAAATGGCAGAGAAAAAACAATCTCTACAGCGTAGAGCGTGGGATTTGCTAAGTAAAATAAACGTCAATGACAAAACGGAAACGAAAGGATCTGGGAAATTTGCTCTAACCTACCTCTCTTGGGCGTGGGCTTGGGGTGTACTTATGGAGTATTTTCCTGAAAGCATTTACGAAATACATCAAGATAAAATTATGCCAGATGACTCTGTAATGGTATCGGTAACGCTAACGATTAAAGATGGTGATGAGCAATTTAGTCGCTTTATGTGGTTGCCTGTAATGGATCACTTAAATAGAGCTATCAAAAACCCAACATCTACGGATATTAACAAAGCGACTATGCGATGCCTTGCGAAAGCTATTGCGATGTGTGGACTTGGGCATTACATATACGCAGGCGAAGATTTGCCGGTAGATGACGAAACCCCAAAGACAAAATCACAAGAACACTCTCAAAAATCAACCCAGCAGAATGTGAATTCTACTCCAAGTGAACATTATCACGATGATGTTGAGAATTTAAGAAAGAGACTTCTTGGCAAGACAAAAGAACAAATTGAAAGCGAACAGCTTTACGATAAATCAATCAATTGGTTGAAAGAAAACAACCCTGATTTAATTGATGAATATAACTTGATGTTTAACGACTTCTTAGGAAATTTACTATAAGGAAACAATAAAATGGCTGGAATTAATAAAGTAATCATTGTTGGAAATTTAGGAAACGACCCTGAAATCCGCACAATGCCAACCGGCGAACAGGTTGCGAACATCACAGTGGCAACTTCTGAAAGCTGGACGGATAAAAACTCAGGCGAGAAAAAAACTCAAACAGAATGGCACCGTATCGTGCTTTATCGCAGATTAGCTGAGATCGCTGCTCAATATCTACATAAAGGCTCTCAAGTATATGTTGAGGGGCGCTTAAAAACTCGCAAATGGCAAGATAACAACGGACAAGATCGTTACACCACAGAAATTCAAGGCGATAACTTACAAATGTTAGGTAGTCGCCAAGATGTAGCACAAAATCAACCGTCTAAACAGCAAGATAAACAACAAAAAGCACAATCTAAACCTCAACAATCTGAGCCGCCAGTGGATGCTTTTGATGACAATATTCCATTCTAGGGGTGAGCTATGGGAAAGAAAATAACCTTAACATCTTACAATAATAACCCGATTGATTTTCGCATTGACGAGATAGAGGAAATTGTTGTTCAAAATGAGGTAACTTTTATTTTTAAAAAGGGGATATACGCTTATCCAGTGAAAGAAAGTAAAAGCCGAGTGTTAAAAATGATTGAGACCGCCAAATAAGGCGGTTTTCTTTTAGGTGAATTATGAACAAAGAAACAGAACACGAATTGGCGGAATTACACGAAAAAGAACGTAGCTTAGAAAAGGCTCTTGAACTTGTGCGTGAGAAAATCCGTGAGTTAGTTAATTACACAGATAAGAACAAGGGGCAGAAATGAAAACAACAGAAGATATTCTGAATGAGCGTAGAAATACGCACGGTGATTTCATTCAAGGCTCTGTTACGTTTAACGCATTAATGGAGCTTATTAACAATAACCGCAAGAACATTGATGGCGTACAGTATTACGCACTGACAATGATTGCTGGAAAGATTGTGCGAATTCTAAATGGTAATCCGCACGAAACAGACCACTGGAGCGACATTATCGGTTACGCGACGTTAGGCGGACGGTTAAAATTAGCGGAAAGCCTTGATAATACAAGCGAGCCTTTGGTTAATATTTTACAAGTGGTTGATGCGGCAAAGGTAAACCGTAAAGCTGGTGATTGATATGAAAGAAAAAGAATTAATTGGAAAAATTGAACAATGGGCGGAAGATAGAAATCTTATATTAGGTTCCACCCCACAAAAACAATTTATCAAGCTAATGGAAGAATTTGGCGAGCTTTGTGCTGGGATCGCACGAAACGACAAAGAGAAAATCAAAGATAGTATTGGTGATTGTTTTGTTGTAGTCGTTGTTTTATCTAAACAATTAGATTTAGACAATATAGAGTTATGCAGCTTAGATATAATTAATGAGTTTAGCGATGGTAAATATGAACATTCATCAACCATGGAACAGTTGCTAGAAGCGGCTCATAATTTAGGTGGAATTTCAATCCCGATAAGCCAAGACTGGGAAGTTGATAAAGAGTGGATTGAGTTATTCTTCATTAATTTAATAATTATTTCGTTATTTGAGGGTTTAAATTTTTCGGAGTGTGTAAAGCACGCTTACGAGCAGATAAAAGACCGTAAAGGGAAAATGATTGACGGAGTTTTCGTTAAGGAAGAAGATTTATAATCTACGAGATTATTTAAGCGTTATGCTATCATATTCAAAAATTTTAAGGTGATGAATATGGAAAAAGCAGAAATCAAAACTAACTTCACTCCGTTTGCTCTAATGCCGCTAGCGCTTGTTTGTGAGGCGACAAAGCTTAGCGAAGATGAGCTTTATAATCTCGTTCGTGATGGCAAATTTCCAAAGCCTATATATCCTCAACCGTATATCCTTATCTGGAGTGGCGAGGAAGTGAAGAAATGGATCGAACAAAACAAACGGAATGATGAATAATTAATAACCGCTCTTATGAGCGGTTTTTTATTGGAGAGAATATGGGAAGAGAATTTTTTGACGAATACTGCAGTCCAGAATTGTTAGCGTTAATAACTGGATATGTTTGTCCAAAATATCAGATGAAAAGTTTAAATGAATTCGGAATTCCTTTTCTTCATCCAAAAGGAAATAGGAAATTCCCGCTTGTGTTACGATCTGATGGTGACAAGATTTTGAAGGGTGAGAAAGTGCAGCAGATTACCCAAACAAAAGAAAGAAGGCGGTCTGCAGTATTAAGTTAGTAAGGGGGATATTATGGCACGCCCAAGAAAACGAATTAATCAAGGATTGCCACAAGGTTTAGTGTGTCGGAATCGAAAAAGAGCAGATGGATCAATCGTAGTTTATTACTACTACACGATGGCCGATAAAAAAGAAGTTTCGTTAGGAAAAGATAAACATATTGCTATTCTGGAAGCTGCAAAGCTGAATATGCAGTATCTCACGAAGAAAGACAATATTCTGTTTATTGAAGTGCTTGAACGATATGAAAAAGAAGTTGTGCCGCTTAAAAAAGCGAAGAATACTCGAAACTCAAACATTCAGGCTATAAAGAAATTGCGCCAATACTTCCAAGATCCACCATTTACACTTGATGAAATAGAGCCTATACACATTCGTGAATATTTAGATTGGAGAAAAGACGTTAAACCAACCGCAAATATCGAAGTTGGGTTATTTGGCCACATTTGGAGCATGGCGAGAGAATGGGGTTACACTGAAAAGATTAGCCCGTCGACAGGGGTTAAAAAATTCAAAGTAAATTACCGTGATGTGTACATTGAAGATTATATCTTGGATAAAATCTACGACTGCGCCACCGGGGATATGAAGGATATTATGGATGTGATGTATTTAACCGGACAACGTCCAATAGACGTGGTAAAAATCCATAGTTCGCACATTTACAACGATTTACTGCATATTACACAGCAAAAAACAGGTAAACGTGTTGCGATTAAAGTTATAGGTAAACTAAAAGAGATTATCGACAAGCGGATCACTGAAGAAAATCAGTTCCTATTTACGAATAAATGGGGGCGAAAGCTCGAGCGGAGATCGCTTACAGATTATTTCAAAGATACCCGTAATGCGGCATCAAGAAAATATAAAGAGCTAGCCGAAGAGATCAATCAAGTGCAATTGAGAGATCTTCGCGCGAAAGCAGCAACAGACCTTTCATTAATGATTGATGATGAACGAGCAAGAAAACAACTTGGGCATACTTCTGCACGCACCACTCAACATTACATCAGAAAAGAAAAACCACTCAATCCTACCAAATAAAAAAAGGCTCTTCATTTAAAGAGCCTTTTTTTGTCACAAATCACGTTCCGAAACGTTTTTGAACCTCATTGATTTTATTAATCTTTAAAACCTAAAAATAAGAAAAGGTTTCGGAATTAAAATTAACTTTAGATAGCGTAAATACTGGATTATGCTCTTTTGAAGTCAATGTGAACCAATTTTGGTTTGAATGGGTGACGTTGCATTGCTTGAACTTTCACTGCAACTTCTTTACCTTCAA